GCGCGCGGTTAAAGCCGAAACTGACAGAGGAGACTGAAAGATGACAACAATCATAGTTATAATGGCGTTGGTGTACGCCTTCCGCATCGCTCCGGTGCTGTGCACCTATCTCGCGGGCTTGGCCTTGTGCCCGATGTACCCAGCTGCCGGTATCATCGTCATATGCGCAGCAGTCTACTTCCATTCGTTCCGTTTAGGATGCTAAGCTGCCTACATGGGCACAATCGAGATCAACGGGCAGAAGATAAACGCAGCTGCTTCGCTTATTGAGCTCGACCGCGTAGAATGCCGCGAAAGCCTCATGGCGTTTGTCAAGCGCTCTTGGCACATCATCGAGCCCGGCCAGCCTTACACCGAGGGCTGGCACCTGCATGGCATAGCGGAGCATCTGGAAGCGATCACCGACGAATTCGTTATGGATGACGGCACGCTTTACAACCGGCTGCTGGCGAACATCCCGCCCGGCACCATGAAATCGCTAATGGTGAGCGTATTCTGGCCGGCGTGGGAGTGGGGTCCGTGCAATATGCCGCATTTGCGGTACATCACCGCGTCACACTCCCTGGACATCGCCATCCGCGATACCCTCCGCATGCGGCGCCTCGTGCAATCTGATTGGTACATGACGCGGTGGCCGCACGTGCGTATGACCTCAGATCAAAACGCCAAGACCAATTTCGAGAACACCATGGGCGGCTGGCGCCAGGCAGCGGCATCCGGCGGGATCACCGGCAAGCGCGGAGACCGCGTGATTATCGATGACCCGCTATCCGTGGACGACGGCAACTCCGACCAAGTCAGAGGCTCTGTCAACACCTGGTTCCGCGAGGCCGTACCTCTGCGCGTCAATAACCCGGATAAATCGGCCATTGTCGTGATCATGCAGCGGCTCCACGAGGACGATGTATCCGGCGTCATTCTTGAGGACAAGCTGGGGTATGACCACCTTTGCTTGCCTATGCGGTATGCCTCGTGGCGCGCGGGCACAAAGACCAAGATCGGGTACGAAGATCCCCGGCGCGAGGAAGGCCAGCTATTGTTTCCGGCCCGCTTCCCGCTGCACGTCGTCGAACGCGATGAGAAGATCCTAGGCCCGTACGCCACGGCCGGGCAGTTCGCCCAGGAGCCAGCGCCGCGCGGCGGCGGCATTATCAAGAATGAATGGTGGCAGCTCTGGGAGGGTAAGGAGTACCCGCCCTTCGATTATATCATCGGCAGCCTGGATACCGCCTTTACAGAGAAAACAGAGAACGACCCAAGCGCCATGACCGTGTGGGGCGTGTTTACCGGCGCCAGCGCGCTGTATGCCGCCAACTGGGCATCGCCCGGGGGCCGCATGCTCCGGCAAGAGGGCAGCGAGGAGATGTTCGATCTCGGACAGACCGTGCGCACCAAGCACAGCGCGGTTGGCGGAGACGCCCCGCGCGTCATGCTCGCCTATGCCTGGGCGGAGCGCTTGCCGTTGCATGAGCTGGTGCAGAAAGTGGCGAAGACCTGCAAAGACATGAAAGTCGATAAGCTGCTGATCGAGAACAAAGCCAGCGGCTACTCAGTAGCGCAGGAAATGCGGCGGCTCTTCGGGCACGAGGACTGGGGCGTACAGCTATTGGACCCCAAAGGCATGGACAAGCTATCGCGGCTGTATGCAGTGCAACATCTCTTTGCCGAGGGCATGATCTACGCGCCTGATAAAGTGTGGGCACAGCAAGTAATTCAAGAGGTTAGCGTGTTCCCGAAAGGGAAACATGACGATCTGTGCCTCGTGGCGGGGACAAAAATAGCTACCAGGCGGGGTTCTATCCCGATAGAGAGGGTAACCACTGCCGACGAGGTGCTAACACCCCTTGGCTGGCGCAAAGTTGAAGCAGCTGGGTGCACGGGGGCAAAGCCTGTTGTTAGTGCTAAGTCATTGACAGGAACGGCTAATCATCCTGTATTTACGCTTGACAACATGTATCAGCCATTGGATAGTATAAACCAGGAATCTTTGACGGTAGGGTTGGGTTTATGCGATTTAGTGAAGACACAGCGCCGGAGGAAATTGTTTTCGACGGTGTCACATACCGCCGCATGGGTGGAAAGCGGCGGTACTACCTCAGCCAATCCAGGAGCAACGAGGGGCGGCGCAGAGCTAAAGGGCTGCACGTTGCGATCTGGGAAAAAAACGCCGGCCGCGCTGTTCCACCGAAGCACGACGTACACCACAGAGATGGTGACGTGTTTAATTTTAGCATTGATAATCTGGAGTGCTTACCGGAAGGCGTGCATAGGCGCATGCCTAAGAAAATTGATCGGGAAGCGGTTGCGGCCAACCTGGCGCGCGTACGCCCCCTCGCCAGTGCGTGGCACAAGTCAGAAGAGGGGCGGGATTGGCATCGCCGGGTTAGCGCTCTTTCCCTGGTTAAGGCTAGAGAGGCGCGGTGCGTTGGAGATGAGCGTGTTATCCTCGGCGTGCGGCCTTGCGATTGGTGTGGGGCCGAGTTTGAGTTCAGAAGCGCGCGAAAGATTATGTGCTCGCCCGCATGCCAGCTACAAAAGTCCGCTTATAAACTTGGAAAGTGCAAGCACGCACACCCCTATTACACAGCCCGTGTACAATCTGACAGTTGAGGGCGCGCACTGCTACTACGCGAACGGCATGTTAGTGCACAACTGCGACACCGTTTCGCAAGGAATAAGCCATTTGCGGCAGCTTGGCTTGCTCACCAGAGCACCGGAATGGGCGGCCGAAGTCACGGGCAGCATGCAATTCAACCACTCACCAGGGCCGATATACCCGGTTTGAGCATTAATGTTGCGTCTGCCGTAATTTAGTGGCAATCAGTCTGGGCATAGGAGCCCCTGAATGGCTGGATTGAGCCCGAATATCCGACTGGTCGACAGCACCCCGCCGCCATCACCTCAGCAGGCCCGCGACGTGACAGTTGCCCAGAACGACGACCCGGTTAACGGTGAAATCCGCAATGGCAACGGCGATCTCCTCCGCATAGAGCATGATGACGGCTCCATCACCATCACCACTGACGGCACGCCACTTGAGAAGGCAACCAAGACGGGGCCGGGCGGCTGGTGGGATAATCTCGTAGATGAAATAGACGCCATGGAGCTCACGCGCATGGCTGAAGAGATATTGCGCGGCATCCGCGACGACATCACCTCCCGGCAAGAGTGGATTGACGACCGCGCCAACGGCATGCGCTTGCTGGGCCTGAAGCTGGACCTGCCGGGCCTCGGCGGTAGCGCGGACGGAGCCCCAGTGGAGGGCATTAGCCGGGTGCGCCACCCCCTGCTGCTCGAAGCGGTGCTCCGTTTTCAGGCCAACGCGAGGTCTGAACTGTTGCCTACGGACGGGCCAGTGAAGGTTCGCGACGACGGCAACGGCGACGACGTCAACCAGGACCGGCTAGCGGATTACCTCGAAAAAGACCTCAACCACTACCTAACCAGCACGGCATCGGAGTATTATCCCGACACAGACCGCATGTTGCTTATGCTCGGGTTTGGGGGCACCAGCTTCAAGAAGGTGCACCAATGCCCGTTGCGCAACCGGCCGGTGTCGGAGACCGTGGACGCCGAAGACTTGATCGTCAACAACAGCGCCACGGATTTGAAGAACGCCACCCGCGTGACGCACCGCATTAGCTTGAAGCCAAGCACGGTGAAGCGCATGCAGATCCTCGGGGTTTACCGAGATATCCCGCTGCACACCCCAAACATGGCTCAGCTCGATGCCGTGCAGATCGAGCGCAAGGCGCAAGAGGGCATTTCGATCAACTCCATGAACCCGGAAGACCGCGACCGGGAGATTTACGAGTGCTATTGTGAGCTGGATATCAAGGGTTACGAGCACGAGATGAAGGGTAAGCCCACCGGGCTAGAGATACCCTACCGCGTCACCATCGATGTATCATCGCGGCAGGTTTTATCTGTCGTGCGCGACTACGAGGAAGATACCAAAGAGCTACCCGAAGCGCGCACGACCTTCATCAAGTACACGTTTGTGCCGGGCTTTGGCTTCTATGACATCGGCCTCCTGGCCATTCTGGGAAACACAACCAATGCTATTACAGCTGCTTGGCGGGAGCTTCTTGACGCTGGCATGTATTCTAATTTCCCTGGTTTCCTTATGGCGGATAGCGGATCTCGTCAAAACACGAACATCTTCCGTGTACCGCCGGGCGGTGGCGCTCCCGTCAAGACCAACGGAATGCCCATCCGGGACGCCATCATGCCCCTTCCGTATCAGCCGCCGCAACCAGCTCTTATGCAGCTTGTCAACGACATCGCCCAAACTGGCATGCGAATTGGCGGCACTAGCGAGCAAGCAGTGGGCGAGGGGCGGGCGGACGCGCCAGTAGGCACGACGCTGGCGATGATCGAGCAGGCCACCAAGGTCATGAATTCCGTGCACAAGCGGTTGCATGCATCTCAGGCCCAAGAGTTCCAGCTCTTGGCCAAAGTGTTCAAAGAGCACCCCAAGAGCTTCTGGCAGCAGAACCGCAAGCCGGCGTATAAATGGGATGAGCAAACCTTCCTCGACGCCCTCGAAGACGCGGATATCGTGCCGCAAGCTGACCCCAACACGGCCTCGCATGGGCAGCGCGTGATGAAGATCATGGCGCTGAAGCAACTGCAGGCGGCCCAGCCCTCGCTCTACGATCCGATCGCGATTGACCGCGCGGCCCTCGTCGCACTCGGCTTCAACAACCCCGATCAGTTCCTTGCACCACCCCAGGCCCAAGCCTCGCCGCCACCAGAGCTGCAGCAGATCCAGGCTCAGATCCAGCAAGGCAACATCGTGGCCGGGGCGCAGAAGACGGCGGCAGACGCCCGTATGCTCGATGCGCAGACTAAGCGCGCGGAAGCCCAGGCGAAGATACAAGGCGGCCTGGCGGGCGGCGAAGGCAAGAGCACCGGACCGAGCTCGGCCGAGCTGGAGCTCAAGCAAGCCGATTTGAAGACCAAAGCCGCCGGCCTCGCGCTGCAGCACCAGAACACGGAGCAGGAGACTGCTTCGCGCACGGCGGACCGCGAGGCGGATCTGAAGATACAGCAAATGAAACTGGAAGCAGATACCCAGAACAAGCACGCGGACCGGCAGCATGAGGTGCTCATGGGCGCGCTCACCGCGCACAAAGAGAACACACAACAGGCGGCGGAGCTAAGCGAGCACGAGCAGGACAGGCGGGCGGATATCGCCAAGACACTGGCCGGGAAAGTGATGGATGGGCGCAACGCCCAGGCGAAAGCCGCCGCGACGCCAAAACTAAAAGCACCCGGGCCGGTGAAACCGAGAAAGGCGAAACTGGTATGAGCCCCGTTCTTGTTGACATCCAAGCCGAGATCGAAGCAGCCAGGAAGCACGCGGATAGTTGCTGGCTGGATCATGCTTCCCGCGAGTGGCGCGCCACGTTTCATTTGAAGCTTGGCGAGCTTATCGCCGCGCGGGCGGCCAAGTGAGCGGCGCGGAAATCCTCAAGCCGTTCGGGTCTTACCGCACGCCCGGTATCGACGAGAACGTGGTCGAAACACTGGAAAACCTCTTAGAGCGAGCGGTATCCGGTGAGATTACCGGCGTAGCCGTGGCTTATATGACCGGGGGCAACCACGCCTGCTCCGAAGTGGCTTTCGGCAGCGCTGGCTACGCCGCGATGCTGGGGGCTACGGTAGCCATGCAGGCGACAATGCTTGAGGCGTGGAAAAACCTATGAACGTCGCCGAACGCGCTTTGCACGCAGCCCGCCGTACGTACGCCGATGGCGGTGGCACAGATCCACGTGGAGCAAGCCAGCAACTCAGCCCTTCTGGCCTTTATAGCCAAGGTGCTGCGACCGCTGCTGCGTTGCCGCAGGCCAAGGGGCCGCCGCAGCAGATGCTGGGCATGCTGCAGAACCAGGGCGTTAAACCAGCCGAGCTGGAGAACGCCGGGTTGCCGGGAGCGCTTGGCGATCAACATGCGGTTACACGCGAGCAGCTCGCGGCTCATTTGCAAGGGGCGATGCCGGATATCCAAGAAGAGGTGCGCGGGTACAACCCAAGCGCCCCCGTGCAAGAGGTACCCGAGGACGCAGTAAGCAGCTGGGTAGAGAATAGGGCGCGCGAACGCGGCGGCCAGCACTTTGATATGATGGGGGGTGAGGAGCAACAGCACCACCGCCGCGCGGCGGGGCGCGAGTTCGACGAAAACTTTCAGGAAGACCCCGAGTTCTCGCATCAATTTACCGGCGGCCCAAAGCCGACTAAGTACGAAGAGTACACGCTGCCCGGAGGCGAGAACTACCGCGAACTGCTCTTGCATACAAAACCAGACCGCTTCGGGGAGCAATTAGCACATCGCTCCGGCCATTGGGATACGCCAAACGTCCTTGCGCATTTGCGTTTGTCAGACCGCACGGACCCCGAAGGCAAGAAGGTACTGCATATCGAGGAGCTGCAGAGCGATTGGGGCCAAGAGGGCCGGAAGAAGGGCTTTGCGGAACCGGGAAAGCCCGGCGTGCCCAAAGGCCCGTATGTCGGATCCACGCAAGGTTGGACTGAGCTAGGGTTAAAGCGCGCCCTCGTTGAAGCGGCGCGCGGCGGCTACGATAAGATGGTCTGGACACCTGGGCAAGAACAAGCAGATAGATATGATCTGAGCAAGAAAATAAGCCACATTGTCCACCTCAACAACGGCGACGGCACGTACTACGCAAGCGCTGTGACCCACGGCGTCGATGGTGAGCCGGTTCATCTCGGCAATTACCTGACGCCGGAGCAGCTGGAAAACCACGTCGGCAAGGACGTCGCGCACAAGATCGTAGCGGGCCAAGGCGAAGACCTCGGCCGTGGCCTCAAGAAGCTCGGCGCCCACGATCTAAGCGTTGGCGGCGAGGGCATGAAGTCCTATTACGACAAGGTGCTGCCCAATACCCTTAGCAAGATCACAAAGAAGCTAGACCCAACTGTGCGGCCGGAGATGAAAGAGCTATCGGCCGGCGAAGCAACGCCCAATGCGTTTCAGACCTGGGCAAGACAGAACGGCGATATGCGGCGGTCTGATCAGCTCGGCCAAGCTTGGCATCTCAAGGGCCGGGATGATCCCGCTGTCACGCAGTTCCTCGATCAGCACAAAGGCCGTGAGCTGCCGGGCATCGATATAACACCCACGATGCGAGCCAAGATCCTGCGCGGCTTGCCCGCGTTCAAACGGGGCGGCGCGATCGAGCCCACCGAAGCGCAGAAAGCCGCCGGCAATTACCAGAAGGAGCATATTTCCTTCCAGGGCTTGCCAATCAGCATTGAGACGAAAAAAGGTGCAGAACGCTCTGGCGTTGACGCTGAAGGCAAGCGCTGGCTCTGCGTGC